TCAAATACCCTTGACGGATCTGAATAAACGTTTCGAATGATATGAGTGTAGGATCGACTATGAATCGTTTCGGAAAATGTCCATGTTTGGATCCAGGTTTCGAGTTCGGGGAGCGAACAAATCGGTAGAAACGCCAAGCTAGGCGCACGTCCCTGTACAGAGTCAAGAAGAATCTGACGCTTGAGATTGCTTGTAAAGATGTGCTTTTCATGGTCGCTTAACCCTTTAAAGTCTTTGCCGTCTCTTGACAGATCTACTTCTTCTGGCCGCCAAAAAAATCCGAGTTGCTTATCTGTCAGCTTCTCGAAGATATTGTAACGTTGCTTATCGTAACGGGCAATATTGACTTGCTTTCCGAAGAAACAAGTCTGTTCTGTAGCATCAAACATTTCGTTTGAAAAAACTGTCATTCAACTCTCCAGGTGCTGGTATTTAATTTAAGGTCCTTAGGCCAATCGCCTTCGGTATATGATTTATCATGGAATCGAAGTTCGTTTGTCGGCATGATAGTCAGTCTGCCATTGTCTAATTGAATAAACATAAATTCCTTCGACTGAGAAGGATCTTGCGAATATCCATCATGCATTGGAATCACTGTAAAAAGATAACGGCCAAAAAGGCCGCTCTTTCGAATCTCTGCTTGTTGGCTGTGTAGATAGTTATATATCAATACCGAAAACTGATCTCCGTAGCAATCCCACACTTGTGTGTCTTCGAGATGCCACGTTTTCTCTGGATTAGGCGCGAAGGCTAATGCATGCGGCGGAACTCCACGCCAAACTGCTCCACACTCGAGCATCACATGACAACCCCAAGAATGACCAGCTTTGGCATGCAATGCAAACCAGATGCAAGGTTCGTATGTGTTTGGTTTGGCATCTTTACGAATGAACGAAGAATCTACCCAACAGTAGATGTGATGAGGTATATTCCCCGATCCTGTGTATAGCATTACCAGTCTTTCGCTTCGAGCCATTGAATTTGGTTTTGTGGAACGGTGCGTGTTTGAATTTCACCGTTTGTGGTATCTTCAATTGTGAGTTTTACAGCAGTCGAGTTTGGATTTGTTTCATGCTTATGCACAAACCAAACTTTGCCTGCGTCTGACCACATATCACTATCAATTTTAATATATTGCATTATCTTCCTTGCCCACGATATGCCTTAAAGTTTCTCTTCTTATGCTTATTCATTGACGATAATTTAGGACGTCTTGTATCTTGAGATGTTCCTGTTACGATTGGAACGTGTAGTTGCTTTGATGTAATGGACTTTGCCATGTAATACTCCTGTTAGATTTTACAAGAGTCACAATCCTCATCATCTAGTTGCCCTTGTGCGAGTGGTTTGTTTTCTTCAATCTCACCAGCACCGTCAAAGGTGTTGAAGTAGTAGAGCGTCTTACCGCCATACTTGTAGTGCATCAAAATATGTTTGATCATCTCAGACATCGGAATCTTCTCGTCCTCATAGTTGCGAGGATTATAAGAAGTATTGACCGAGATTGCCTGATCGATAAACTTCTGTAGGACTGCCATAATCTTCAGATAACCTTCTGGAGACTTTTGATCCCATAGTAATTCGTATTTATTTTTCAGTCGCCTTAGCTCTGGAACGACTTGCTTCAGTACGCCATCTTTCGATTGCTTGATCGAGATGAGTGCACGCGGTGGTTCGATGCCATTGGTCGAGTTACTGATCTGAGCAGAAGTCTCGGCTGGCATCAGAGCCATCAGAGTCGAGTTACGAATGCCATATGACAATGCTCGGCTTGACAATACACTCCATGGCATCTTATAGTTAGGAGCCACCAATTCGTCTACATCTTTTTTGTACGTATCGATTGGCATAGTACCATATGCATACTTTGTCTGATAATCAAGAGGGCAAGAACCTACTTCTTCAGCCAAGTCGACCGAGGCTTTAATAAGGTAATAACTCCATGCTTCAGCATACTCATGAACAAGCTCAAGGTTAGGATCAGAGTAATTAGTGTCATTACGAGCCAACCAATAAGCAAAGTTAATGATACCAATACCAAGAGGCCTACGATTCCGAGTACCAATAGCAGCGGCTCGAACAGGATAGTCCTGATAGTCAAGTAAGGCATCCAAAGCGCGTACTGCAATGGTGCATGGCTTTTCGAAATCAGCTGGCTTTCTAATCTTTCCCCAATTGATTGCAGCAAGCGTGCATAGGCTAATCTCGCCTGACTCATCATGAATATCCTTTAGTGGTGTAGTTGGGAGTGTAATCTCGCAGCATAGGTTGCTCATCTTGATCGGAGTATCTTTGGTGAATGAACCATGCTCATTGGCATGGTCGACGTTCATCAGATAGATTCGTCCAGTATCTTTTCGTTCGGTAACGAAGGCTGAGAAGAGATCAATCGCAGGGATGGTTTTCTTTCTAACCTTACTACGTTCGTATTTTTCATAGAGTTCTCTAAAGTCTTCAGCGCTTTTGTAAAAGGCTTCATAGAGATCCGGGACATCACTAGGTGAGAAGAGGGTGATATTACCTCCAGAAAGAAGTCTTTCATACATTACCTTATTAAATTGTACGCCATAATCAAGATGGCGGATACGGTTATCTTCGGTGCCCTTGTTGTTCTTTAGGACAAGAAGATCCTCCACTTCGTAATGCCAAAGGGGGTAATAGAGAGTCGCTGCTCCACCTCGGACACCACCTTGGCTACAAGATTTAACAGCTGACTGGAAATGCTTATAAAAAGGAATAGTACCAGTGTGAGAAGCATCGCCATTGCGTATAGGAGATCCAACAGCCCTAATACGACCGCCGCCAATACCAATACCAGCTTTCTGAGAAACATACTTAACAATTGCGGAGGCTGTTGCATTTATGGAATCCAGCGAGTCGTCAGTTTCGATAAGTACGCACGAACTAAACTGGCGTTGAGGTGACCGCACTCCTGCCATAATAGGAGTAGGAAGACTAATGTCAAATGTACTGATAGCATCATAAAGGTCCTTTACCCATTTGATTCGATTCTTAGTGTAATTCTGAAACAGTGTCATGGCAATCAACATGAAGGCCATCTGAGGTGTCTCATAGAACTTATTCGTCACACGATTACGAATGAGATACTTGCCGCGGAATTGTTCCATAGCGGCATACGTCAGAAGATTGTCTCGTTCATGATCGATGTATCGATTGAGCTCAGCCCATTCTTCAGGAGAGTAGGCATCATAAATGCCCCAATCATAATAATTGGCCGTGGCTACTTCGAAGTAGTGCGTGATAAGAGAGATAGGTTCGTACTGACCATAGACTTCTTTGCGAAGGTTATAGTTGATCAGACGACCAGCAACATACTGATAGTTAGGTGCTTCTTCTGTGATGAGTTCGGCAGCAGCCTTGATCAGCGTCTCTTGAATGTCAGTCGACTTGATCTTGTCATAGAATTGAATGTGAGTTTTGATTTCAAGATCTGAAACAGAAACGCCGCTTAAACCTTCACACGCATGCAGCGCTACTTTATGGAACTTATTAATATCGAGTGGCTCTCGCGTTCCATCACGTTTCGTTACTTGAATCATCTGTTCTCTTTCTTAATCCAATTTTGCCGTCATCATAAACGGTCCATACTAGTTCAGTATCTATATCCCAACCCATGGATTCCATGAGTTCATCTGATAATTCTATGTACAATTCGCCGTCTTCGTTTTCTTTGACTACGCTGCTATGACTCATGGTAACATCTCTATTCGATAAGGCGCTTCGTCTTTCCACCACGGATCTTCTGTAAGATCTTGTACAACCTCGAGAGCTTCTTCTTCAGACTCAACGTCTGCAACGACGATATCATTTTTATTGTATACTAGCCAATTAATCATGGTAGTTTCCTTTCAAACTCTGCTTGCGCAGCCATATCGTCAAGAGCCTTCTTCACATCAGGGAAATGGTGCGCAATAATATCCCAGCACTGTTCGGCAATGATACGATGTTCTTTCTGAGTTGCCTTATCCATACGCAACTGACAGTAGTGAACCCATGAACGAAGCGTGCCAGTCACGATCATGACCGATTCTGTATTGCCTTCAGGAAGAACAGCACGTGCTTGTTCTTTGGCGATACCATTTTCGATAGCCCAGTTATAGGCATACTGAGCTTCGCCTATTACTCGGGCTTGCCGTATATTCCAATTTTCTTGTAGTAATTTGTTATCGCCAACTTCGATTGAGTTCTGCCTATTCTTGGCATCTTGAAGTCTGGCTTCTCGATTAACAAAGCCAAGATCTTTCGTTGGATCGGCGTAACGCTGAGAGTATTCTTGGAACATGAAAGAACGATGTCGCAGAATTTGTCGAGCGATATCTCTTGTCGTTCTGATTTCCATTGAGACATGGACCATCTCCAAAGGCGACCAATGTTGGTTCTTAATAAGATACTGTACCAGTTTAGGCGCTGTAGCAGTATTGTTTTGATTCGTTGGATTCGATACTCGTGCGGCCCATGCAATCAGTTCGTTTGCGGTTGCGCATTCTGTATATGCACTCGGCTTTGTAATACCGACCAGATTTACTTCACTCATTAAATATTTTCCAATGCTTCCAACTTGTCTTTGTACTCGGCGATATGGCCAAGTTCGAGTTCGATCGCACCCATAAAATCGGTATGTTCATGAATAGCCATTGGGTTATTCATCATAACACGAACGTTCATTGCATGCTTCTCAATGTGTGCTTGAAAATGCTTGCGAAGCACCATTTTAATTTCATCTTTCATCATTCACCTCAAAAGTTTTAGCCTTCATGAACCGTGGAACATTAGCGTAGCCACTGGCCTTCAGATCATTTACACGAGCCAGAGCATCGTAGTATTCGACGTACTGACCATCATTGTACCACCAGAAATGGTCCCATGGCGCCCAAAGACGAACATAACGTTGATATTCGACAAGCCACTGCTTGCCTACTCGAAATATTCGAAGCTTCTTGATCGAGATTTGCTCGTACTCGATTCCAAACTCGTTGTCTACTAACTCAGTCATATCCGTTTCCTATTAGGTTGAAGATGTTAGGATCAAAGTACAATGCGCCTTGAGCACCATCGCCACATTCTCTTGAAATAACCTTCACGTAGTCATCAAAGAAATCCATGCCACGCAATGAAATAATCAGAGTTACTGCGGTTTGCACCATGTTGGCATTATATACTACCCACGTAAGCTTCTCTTCAGGTAGAGCCAACACCGCTTCAACGGTCTTTTCTCCATATCGCAAAGTGTAGTTTTGCAGTAGGTCCGGAGTAATTACATTCATCTAAAACACCCTTAATATATTCTGACGTATAGCCAGCTAAAATCATATCATTGACATCTTTATGTTGGATGTCTGAAGGCCATATGACTACACGATAACCAGCGTCAATCGCCTTCTGCATTCTCTTGATAGTATCTGAATGCCTTGGCTCATTATCAAATACTACCACAATTTTCTCTTTAAGTAAACCGGTTTGTTCGACTTGTGCAGCAAGATCTCCACCTGCAGCTGCCATTGCATTTGGCAAGAACATCGAATCGATCGGTCCCTCTAGTAAATATATATCTTTGTCCTCATCGATAGTATCCATGCCAAATACTTTTGGTTTCGAATCATCCAGCATGATGGTGATATATCGGACACCGTCTTTCTTGAACGACCTGCCTTGAAAACCAAAGAGATTCTTTTCCTTATCAAGGAATGGTATGATCAGACGAGGTTCGTCTTTCTCACCGATCTTGATCTTGTCAGGTATCATAGTATTGACCCACGCACCAAATTTTGGAGCATAGAATAGCTTGTAGTGAAGATGCGGAGGGATCTGCCGACTATCCACATACTTCTTGACAGGATGGCCCGGGTCGAGTTGACTTACTTTCTTTATCTTTGACAGAGCGGTGGTCTTGACAAAGACTGGAGGTTTCATCTTCTCTGCAAAAGTCTCGACGTCTTTCTGATTACCAGATTCTTTCATCTGTTCCTTGATGTATTCAAGGTAGAGAGTCGGATCGATCTCTTTCATGAAATATCTGAACTGCATACTCGCAGAACAGTTATGACAATAAAAACGAACCTTGCCGCCCTTCTCGATCAAGTGCCCACGAGTCTTTCGACGGTCCTTTTGAGAGTCGCCGCAGATAGGGCAACGGAACCGATAGACGGTGTTGTTCACTCGCTGAAATCTCTCGAGACGACCTGAGAGAAGGCTGATGTATTTGTGTTCAATCCAAAGCATTATAACTCCAATCTGTTAACTTCATTATACACAGATTGTGATTATTGTACATGTTTATTTAGAACAAAGAGCCTTGAAGATTAAAATTAATTGCTAATCTTCTTTCGACATCTAATGGAAGATTAGTACTGTGACGATTATCAATATGATCTCCGCCTTCAAAAAACAGTAATCGATTCTCGATATGATCGACTTCTGATCCATCTTCAAATAATGTGGGAGCTGTATTACAAGTATTGATATAAAACAGAGCCACGTAATGTTTATACGGGCAATCGTTGTGCCAGCCATGCGCGCGCTTACGACCCTGATTCATCATGCTATTGACATTCACACTGATGACATGTTCTGTATTGAAATTAAGTTTTTCTTCAAAGAAATAGAACATCGGTCTGATCGTTTGCCAGTACCCGAATGCATCTTCGATGTGTTCATTTTCTGTATAGATTCTCTTCATGAAGTACCAGTCTTTTTCAGTCTGGCCGTTGTATCCTTCAGGAAGTATCGATGAGAAGTTCCAGCGAAATGCTGGATGTTCGATCATCTGTTTTATTTCATTAAAATAACCTCTTGGTAAGAAGTCGTCAATCACGCGTCTCATAATTTATCCAATTCCGAATATTGTACTCCATGGCACCAATGCAATGATACCGCCTACAATAGCAGAACCACCGAGCACCGTCCACATCCATTTTTCCATTGTAGTGATACGATCACTCAACGTATTATGCTGTACTGTCGACTCAGCACGCATCTCTTTAATTTCTTTCATGAGTTCGTCGTACTGATCGTCGATGCTTTCTTTGAGCTCGCGCTCGCCTGAAGAAATTCTTTCGTGCAATAGCTGGACTTTGTCGTCTGTTTCCACTCTGCGTGCTTCCACTAAATCTGATAGTTGTTTACTTATGATTTCCTGGGAAGTCAACTTAGTTTCGTGCACAGCAAGAAGATTCGATACGCTACTTGAAATGTCAGTTAGCTTATCAATGGTTGTATCCAAACGGCCAACAAGCGTATTGACGACTGCCATATCTCTACTTAGATACGACACATCTTCAGCTAACTTGTTGACCGATGGTGTTGCCATTATTCTGTTGGTTCCGTACTAGCTTTGAGTGCAAGAGCTGCACCGCCTGCGGCGAGTACTGCACCTAATCCTACACCCCATGTCGATGCATCAAATTCTGCACCACGATAGATGTCGTAGATCGATAGACCAAAGAAAAGCATTACGCCTTTGGCCCATAGAATTCTACCAAGATCAAGTGTCTTATTATCTTTTCCAGTGAATGTTTGGAAAATCAGATCTTTTATTTTTTTAAACATTTCTTCGACTCCGTTAGGTTAACGAAATCATAATTTAGAAAGGACCGAAATCCTCGTCGCTATCTTTGTATTTATCGATAGCTGCCATCATCTTAATTTCATTTTCGGTTTCAATTGTTTCAGCTTGTGCGTTGATGACATGTGCTTCTGCGAGTTCTTTATGGTCTGTCTTACCAAGTTCTTGTGTCTTGACATTCGTATCAAGCTCAGTTACTTTCATACCCATCATTGTAGCGAAAGCACCAACAAAGGCACCTACGATAGTAGAGAATGCAGGACCAATAATCTTAAAGATTTCGTTGTTATCGATTAGCTCGTTTGGCATAAACATACCAATGAGGAAGATGAATACAACCGCTATCATGATAGATCCAAGAACAGCAGCAGCCATCTTCATGATGGTTAGCTGGATCTTGCCCTTCTCAAGTTCGAGTTGTTCGAAACTAGTAATCGGCGGTGATGAGAAAAATGACATCAGACTCATTTCTTTTTTCTAACTTTCTTAATTTTCTCTGCGGCTTCAACAACTGCATTGATAGTTTCATTGGCTTCTCTATATTTTTTATCAGCCAAAGCACGAGCAAGTTCAAGATCTTCTGCTGTGACTCTACCGTCTGAATTCAGGTCTGCTGTCTTCATGAACCAGCTTTTAATTTTTTCCCACATATCAGTCTCCGATTATTTTCTATTTGATGTTGATGCGAGCTTTCTTGCAACACTTGCAGGAAGCCCATCTTTTGAAAGATTAAGAAGTCCCAGAGCGGCGATCAAAAGGAGTAGACCGCGCGTATCATCTTTATTGCCACTGCTCGCTCTATTGAGAGAGTTGGCAATGATGGTAATCAAACTGTCGTTCGAATCTTCTTCTGGTACGTCTTTAAACTTTTTCATTTCTTCTTCTCTTTTGCCATCGCATCAACGGCCATTTTATTCTCACTTATCCATCGTTGGAGTTCGACGAGTTGGACCGAGTTGGATTGGCAGATGGCGTAGTTTCTGATGATTCCGATGAGGGCATCAGTGTCTTTAACTGCTGAGGGGGACGCATCAGAACTTCTGGCGGCGTCGGCATCACCGGCACTGGCACTAATGTCGTGCGTGAACACCCAGCCGTTAGACATAACAGACTGACTAGGAACAGAGTTTTTAGCGGCATCAAGGTATACATATTCTTTCTCTCTAATTGTATTTGTGCGATCAACATATTCAGTGACTACCTCAGTAGAAATTGCAGAATTCTTCCTCTCCAATTCCGCGATTTGCTCACTCTTTTGCGCAGAGAAACGAGCCAATTCAGCTTCAGCATAAGCAGATCCTTTCATATAACCAAAAACGAACACACCAACCAGAGCCGCGCCAATGGCAAGCAGTTTGTATGGCAGTGGGATCATTCCTAACATATTATTTCTTCATAAATCTATTGAAAGTCATGACGTTTTTCTTTTTCTTTCTCACTGGAGGTTCACCTTGTAGGCCTGCAATCTGGCCAGAACCAACAGAATTCGCTGCAACTTCTTCAGTCGCATTTACTCGTGCTTGTCCTGTAAGCTTTTTCATAGCAACTTGTTGATTATGGCCACGGCTCATCTTACGACCATAAAGTTTAGGATCCATAGGTGTGCCTACGTTCAAGCCAGTCTTCTTACGAATCTCGTCACGTACTGCAATGCCATGTTCTTTACGAGCTTTTTCGTCTTTCTTCGATTTGACAACATAAGAACCGAGTGTAGCACCTGAAAGTTCGTCGAGTTGTGCTTCTTCGCTCATCTCGCCTTGCATATAATTCGAAGCAGTAGTGATGTAATCTTCTGCGAGTGTAATCTTCGACTGAACCCATTCAGGAAGATTTGTATCTACCTTCAGCATGTCATGCATGCGCTGAGCGTTGGCAATGATAGACTTGAGCTGTGACATGGCCATATCGCCTTCGTAGTCATACTCTTGCTTTTCTTTATTAGCCATTAAATCTTCCTTAATTTTTGTACTATAACTTCATCTACAGCAATATCGTTAGTAATAAGTGTTTTATTATCTATGCCTATATTCGGTATCTTCTCAGGAAGCCTACCTAATAAAATAATGAATGGCTTCAACATATGATGATAGCCATCTAACTTAAAGAAGAGTAATCTGGTAGCTTCGTTACCGAACACATTGTACAGAACAACGAGATGATTGACGATTAATCTATCTTTTAAATCTCCGGACTCTTCATAGCGATTAAGTAATCTCTTAATATATTTGAATCGAGCTAAGTCTTCGTAAAATTCAAGATCCTCAAAACATTGTGGATTATCATAACACTTAGCAGCATATATCAAGAAATTGGAATCATCAAGTTTTTCAATCATTAGGCAATTCTTACTTTGACGCTCCCATCAGCTACAAAGTATGGTTGGCCAAGTGCCACTCCATTAGTATTTGCTACTGAATCGTTGGCGAATGGTCCTTGGAAGATAGACTTCCGAAGCGTTGATAATGTAGCAGATTTTGTCGTGTTAGCGGAGACATCCTCAACAATGAAGAGATCTCCGCTAGCTATCGACGTGTTGGCCGTGCCAATCGAAGTAAGTTCAGGTATTTTCTTGGCACGATCACTCATTTTTTATCCTTATGCGTCAGGAAGAATTGTATCGTCAGATGCATCAGTCGAGAACGTTCCACCCATCGCAACGAGTGTTTCGTACTGAACGCGACCTGCACGACCGCCTGTGCCGACTGTACGAAGAACCCAACCAGTATGCGCTGCACCCTTGGTATAACCTGTTTCTGTCAGAACAGCAACCGCAGTCGCAGTTTGACCTGTCAGCGAGTGGCCTGTTTCAGTCAAGCCTTTGGTCAGATCAATTGTATCACCGTTTGGAACGTCTGTCAGAGTTACTGCAGTCGAGTTCGATGTCTTGATGAAGTATGCTGTGCCTGAAACCAGGTTTGTCAGAGCAGTATTACCAGTAGCAACAGTGTATGTTACCTGATCACCAGCAAGGAAGATGCTGTTTGCGGTTGTAATTGCAATCGCATCTGTTGCATTTGTGACAGCCGAGTTAGCATTAAAGCTTTGCGCAGCAGGTGCAGCGATTGTTACTGCAGGTGCAGATGTATATCCGCTGATTGTTGCGTTGGCTGTCACCGCAGTCACACGACCTGTTGCAACTGTCGAGTTAGCAGCAAGAGTATTTGCACCGCCAGTTGTGTTAGCTACCGACACCGTAGCGTTAGCCGCATAACCTGAACCAGCATTCGTAATAATATATTGCTGAACTGCTGCGTTGCCAGAAACGCGAATTTCTGTAGCATCAAGACCGAATTGGCCTACTGCTTCGCCAGCAATAAATGCGCCGACAGTTGTGTTACCAAATAGCGCAGTTTGGTTTGTTGTGTTAGGTGTTAAGTTAACTGCAGCTGTGGCCCATAGGACCGAGTTTGCAGCATCGTCTGTATTGCCCCATTGAGCCATTTTAGATCTCCTAGTTGAACTTTCTTTTATTTATCATTCTTCAGATGTAAGCATATCAATCATGTATGCCGACATTTTTTTATTAAATTTCTTTGGTTTACCGTTGTGAACAACAGTACCTTCTTCCATCTGTACGATTTTATTTTCAACCGTAACAGGAGCAGCATCGGCATTTTCAGCCTTTGTTACTAATTTGTTTCCAATTATTAAGTTGCCTATATTGATTGCCATGTTACACCTTATACGTGTTTCATCAGGTTTTCATGCGAGTGACCTACAAACTTTTGGAAGTTTTCTTTCTCGTCTGGTTTCATGCCAGCATACTTCGTCAAGATCTTTGCCGCATGTGTTCCTGAAACTTCTTTCGAATCTCCGTGTGTAAAGTTGATCTTAGATCCGCCTAACATCGATGTTTTTGCTTTACGAAGTTGGTTCATGATGTGTTGACCTGCTTCAACCTTTGGCTTCTCAAGAATACCGTTCTTTTGAAGAGCTTCGATCTTTTTCATGTGCTCAGGATTATTGTGCATGAGCTTTTCTTTTGTCTTCGGATGAATCGTAAAGTCCTTGGCACCAGCTTTCTTTGGACGGCCGCGCGCTTCAGTGATTTCTACTTCTTCGAATGTCTCATCGTTCAGAGAATCAACAAAGTCTTGCTCTTCCTTGGTCAGCTTATTGACGGCTTTTGAAACGCCTTTAAATCGATTATTAACTTTACGCTCTGCATCTTTTGTGTCTTCGAAGTCATCAATATTACGTTGCATTTCCATGCCGTGCGCCAAAGTTTTTGCTTGCGCCTTCTTAACGTAAGAACCAAGAGTTGCTTTTGAAAGCTCATCGATCTGCTCGGACTCTTCCCCAAATGTTGCAGCTACTTTGGTAAGTTTATAACCACCACGCGCGGGGTTAGTTTTTTTGCTTGCAAGCAAACGACCGCGCGCGCGATGCATAGGTTCATCGCGCTTTTCAGCTTCTTTTCTCGCTTTTTTGCCATAACTAAAAAGGGTCTTACTTGAAAGCTCATCAATCTGTTCTGCATCTTCCTTGGTCAGTTTATTGACTGCAGTTGAAATACCTTTATGGCGCTTTGTCAACTTCTTTTCAAGCGGCTTCGAAGAACTGCCATGAGCTTCTTTGTGGCCTTGTCTATAAGAAGCTGTATCAATAGAATCTTTGGCTTTGTTGATGTAACGGCCAAGCGTTCCCTTCGAGATCTCCGAGATCTGCTCTTCTTCTCCAAGCATATTTTTGCCTAACTTAGCGCGTACTGCTTTTGCTAACTTCGATGCATCAACACCGAAATCACTGGCTGCTGAGCGAATATGGCTCTTACGAATGTTATCACCATAACGCTTTTGAAGATGAGCAACGATCTTTGCAGTTTCATTGATCGGCTCGGCTGTATCGCACTGACCGCAGCAATCAGGAGTTCCGCAATTGGTATGCTCTACATCTTCATTGGCTTTCTTAGCCTTTTCAATTGTTCTGAGCGCACGGATAGAGCTCTTTGCATCTTTGTTCATCTTGTCAAAAGACTGCGGCTTCTTTAATTTGCTGGATTTACCGTCTGGACTAATATCATAATCTCTTTCACGCTTTCCTTTCAGGTAACGATGCGCCATATCAGATGAGATCTCGTCGATCTGTTCAGCATCTTCCTTGACTGGCTTCTTTTCCTTGGCCAGCATTGCGCGAACTTTGTCTGCGGTTTTCTTATTTGCATCAGTCGGTTCGTCAGCAGTCGGCATCGAGCCTTCTTTCATTTCTTCTGCTTCGCACTTTTCGCACTCGCAGTCGGCTGGACATTTCTTCGCTTCTCCAAGAATACCGAGAACAGTATTAAGAAGGTCGTCTGAAAAATTTGCAATCTTTTTAGTTAACATGGTAACTCCTATTATCTTTTTGTAAGTGCTTTTAACATCCAGGCATGTTTATCATGTGCATCTAGACGACCTTCTAGAAAATTCACTAAGCCGAATTCGCCTGAAGTTTCGGCCTTATTTCTTACTTGTTTTAATTTGTTTCGAAGTACATCATTATCTATCTTTACTCGATCGAGCATTTCTACAGCCGGAATAATATTATCATCGCATTGAATAGTTGCAAGCTCGAGGTATCTTTGAAAAGAACCTGGTGCATAAGAATTCAAACTACGAATCTTTTCGGCAGTCTCGTCGACAGCACTGTCAATCTCTTCGTAAAGTTTTCCAAGAAACTTATGATACTGAGCAAAGTCAGGACCTTCAATATTCCAGTGGTAATACTGTGTCTTTAACCGAAACGCAAAGGTATCGGCTAGCAGTTCTTTCATCTGCTGAATGAGTTCTTCCATTAGTTACACTTCCATCTACGAAGCGACATCGCCTTGCGAGTCGGTCTACCTTTTTCATCTTTCATCGGACCTTTGACGCCACTCATACGAGCACAGAATGACTTACGTCTGCCTGCGGCTTTTGATCCTGGCTTTACTTTACCAGTGACAGCTGTCTGAAGGTTGGATCCAGGATTCTTGGCACGATAGGCTTTTACGCCCTTCGCTGTCATACCTGCACCCTTCTCAGTGGCGATGAAGTGACCTTTCGAATCTTCTCCACGAGCTTCTTCTAGAAATTTTTTAAACCGTATCATGCTGCACCATCGTGTACATTACCAGAACCAATAATCTTTCTTCGCACTTTGCCTCTTGCAACATGTGCCTGCACATTAATAGTTTTTTGCTGGCCTGTTTTAGGATCTACTTTAATTTTCGTATAACCTGGAACAATTTCGCCCTTGGTATCAGCCGAACGTACTTCTTCTACTACATCAGGATGCATTTCAAAACCTGGCTTGATGAAGATGCCGCATTCGTTTGCAGTCAGACCTACACCGATACCAGCAGCAAACTCGATGTTGAACGATTCGTTCAGATCTGCTTTTTCCTGGCCAGGAGTTTCTTTCTGATACTTCTTGACAAGCGACTTCGTACCGACTTCGCGATCTGCTGCAGTGTCTTCATTAAATCCAAACGCAGCATCTACTTTTTTGTGGCCATGCTTATTACGCAGGTAGTGTGATATCGCATGATCTTTTGTTTTAAAACCAGAGGTATCAACAACTCCACCACTTCGCGAAATCATACTGCGAAGAGTTTTAATATCGTGCTTCTTTAGTGAGTCGTATTCTTTCGCAATTGGATGCTTTTCAGCAGCTTCATTGATTCCAGCATGCTTATGTGCCGACGCTTTGAAGTTTAAGCCAAAGTACTTTACCTTGCCATGCTTGTTCGAAGCTTTCCAACCGCGTTGTTCTGTGCTGCCCTTTTCTGTAAAAGGCTTGACGTATGGTTTATTGTTCGACTCGTCAATAATTTTCTTTTTAATTTCTTGATGGCGCTTGGCTGCACCTTTATTAAAAGCGCCTCTATCAACAAATTCATGTGATTTTCTATCTAGTTTAGTAGACACTGCGACAGATTGCCCAGAAGTATCCTTCTTGTTTACAGGTGGATTTGTTTCGACTGCTTCAGATGCTGATCTAAAGCCTGCGGCAGTCGGTGCACCCTTCGATCCAGGCTTACGCATACGTTCGCCAGATCCGGCTTTAATTCTCTTGCGCTTGGCATGAATGTTAGCCCATAGACTTTCATTGATATCAGATTCACGAAGATCCTTATCAGCACCGTGATAAGTGCCTTTGCCCTTTGTGATGTAAGAGTTTACGCGAGCCATGCCCCACTGTTGTGGTGTAGTTCCTGGACGGTGGCCGCTGTTCCAAGCAGCAACACCGCGAGCATATACTTTCTTCAGAGTGGATAAGGAAACGCCTGACTTCTTTGCCTTGGCAGCAAGACCGTCAGCAGCTTCGTTGACCATCTGTTCGATCTCTTCTCCGTACATCGCCTTATATTTCTTTGTGTGTACAGATTGTGGCATATCTTTCTTACGAGCTGCCTTGTCACCAGGTGCATCTTGATATGCGCGTGGATCTCGATCAGAATACTTTTCCATCTTCTTCCAGTGAGATTCGCGTGCCTTGGCAGTCGAAGCGCTCAAGCCGGTATGATATGCCTCGAAAACATTATCGAGCTTATCGTTGACTTCTTTCTCTTCACGAAGATCTGCATCGAGTGTCCAAGCTCTGCCCTTGGCAATATAGCTGTTCACTCTTGAGAAAGAGAATTGTTCTTGTGTAGTTCTACCGTCGTCTTCCCACGCAAAAGAACCGCGCTCGAACACCTCTCTGAGGGTCGAGAACGGTATGCCGGTTCTTTCGGCTTTTTTCATGAGGGTTGACGTTGCTACGTCTTCTGGAAGGACTGCGCTAAGGAGTCTCTTCAGCGTGATACCCATCGAGTTATTATTCTCGTTGAGGGCATCGATAGAATCGTTGATAATGTCAACGAGTTGCATAGAAGTCTTATTATCAAGACTCTCTACGATTGTATTGAATTCTTCGTTGACCGGGGCAGCAGTCGCATGTTGGATTTTTGATCCCGATTGGAATGAAGCGAGACGATTGACTTCCGCTTTACGAAGAGCAGGTAGGAGGCGCGCGGCTAATCTTCTGATCAGCTTGACCTTCTTATCGACTACCTTATCTACTTGAATCTTTTCAGATGTGGTGAGCTCAGTATAAGGTGTGCCTCTACGAGATGCAAACCTCATCTTGACAATATTTCTTGCTTTGACAATTGCTCGAGCCTTCAGCTTTTCGTCTGAGGCGAGTTTGTGTTGAGCAACTTCTTTGGCTCTCTGCATCTTAGGCTCTTTGGCTCTCAAGATGCGAGCTCTGCGTTGGCGCTGAACGAGTGTCAGTGCTTTCTTCTCAGCTAAAGTGTCAGTTAGGACTACGGTATCCTCGTTGTGCTGGCGATTGCCGAGACCTTTGAGCTGAGGACGGATCTCGATACCATCAAGTGGTTTGCCAGTTACAGACGTTCCGGTTGGCTTTTTTAATTGTTTTGTGTCGACCGGTTTTTTATTCTTATCTTCCATCAGAGTTTCCCTTGGGCTTATCTGTTAAACAAACGGGATTGCCGTAGCCTAACCGCAAATCTATTTATAATAAATCAACCGCCACCCAAGGAATCTTTGATAAGAATTAAGTCAAATGCTGCAGTATATCGACCGTTATTGGATCTTGTAACTACTCTTACATCAATGTCGGATTCTGCTGGAATGGGAATAGGTGTTACAAAGTCATATAGATATTGACCTCCAGCGCCTGATACTTCAAACGAGTGACCTATTCTAAAAGAAGATTGACCCGCGTATCGAACAAACATATCCCCGGTTGCATCAGCACCCGCCTGTGCAGAGGCTGTACCTTTCATAAGATAACCAGTATGTCCAGCAGGAATTGTGTATATAGCCATTAACGTCTGGCCTTTAGTAGCAGTAATAGCAGCTACTGTTGTGGCCCCCTTTTTAATAGAAATAAGTCCAACGTTAGTACTACCATCTACAATAAAAGCTCTAAATATACGAATAAACGAGTTAGTAGAAGCATTGCCAGTTGGAGTTGCAAGAACTATCGTTTCTGTGAGTTCATTATAATTCGAATCTAAACCTACTACTGTCACACTCTTATTAGCATCACTCGTACTTGCTCTGTCAATTGTGATTGTGCCTGCTGTATTCCAAGCCGACCAGGGATATACTGTATCATTTACATCCCATACTGTACCAGTGGTGCTTGTGCTCATAGCAGGAACAGCACCAAACTTATGAATAAAGCTAGTGCCTTTTACGAGGCCTCTTGCAATATTGAGGAACAAATTGTCCATCGGAAAGTATTGTGGCATTAATTAATCCAGTTTTTAAATCTTGCGATGAACGACTCGTGAATACCCATGCCTTTACGAACATCGTGATACAACTCATCTTTATGCGCTTTGCTCATACCAGATGGGGCCATCTTATGGAATGATTCTTTATCTCCTGCAGTAACGTGCTTACGCATAGCAGTACCAGAAGCAGATTCGATTCCACCTCCACCTTCCTTGCGTTCACCGCCGACAGACTTGACCTTGATGCTCTTGAAGTTGTAGTGACCGTGCTTCATATCTGCGCCGTTATACTTATGAAGCAGAGTATGGAATTCATTCACACGATCAGAACCGACATGCATTGTGACGTGAGTATAACCAGCTTTGTGTAGCTTCGACATCTGATGAAGCAGAGTAGGATGTTCCTTACCCATCGCTTCAACTTTTGCACCTTTGACAGCACGAGAAAGATGCTTGACCTTCTGTTCAGGTGTTAGTGGATTTTTCTTTGCGTCATGAGATCCCGTCGTCAAGATCTTATGATCTGCGCCTTCTTTCTTGGCAGCATCCATCACATGCTTGACGACCATCTCGTGGCCTGCATGAACAGGATTGAATCGTCCTTGTGTGATATGAATGGATTTCATTGAGCTTTAACCTTATTGAAATTGGCAGCCGAGAATTCAGCGCGATCTACGATTTTAGTAGGACGGTTATGTCTAACTACTACGAAACCTTCAGGCTTCGACTTCTTACCATTGATGCTGTGATCAAACTCCGCGGAGCTTGACAGAGTATGAGCAAGAATATCCTTTGCTTTTTGTAGATGCTTGTGCTGGTTCAGAACGTTTTCAAAGTGAGCACGATTACGTTGAACGTGACCGATGTCTGATTCCATCGCAGCAGTCTTAGATGCCTTCGATGCTGCCATCTTCACACCTTCGATCTTCTTCTGATGTGCCTTCATGTAGTGGTTCATGAAACCTTCTACGCTAGGCTTAGTACCAGTACGAACAGTATGATTAATGTAAGTTTTCAAAGGAATCTCATGGCCTTTGATAGCTTCATAAGTTTCAGGCTTTGCCTTTTTGTTATGTGCTGCAGCTGCAGTCATAGCCTTTGCAAAGCGCTCGCGATTCTGAGGCGTGAACTTGATGTTATCGAGATGATGTTCTGTCGAAATCAGATGCACGTCTTTGTGCAATCCAAAGTCATTTAGCTGAGCGCCGTGCTCGGCTTGCATATCCTCGAGGTTCTTACCATTATACTTGGTATGAATAGCTACGCCAATCTTTGAGTTGAGAGCAGCCTTACCATGTGCTGAATTTTTTGGAGCAGAGTAAGTGATAGTGTTAGGCGTGAAGTGTACACGACCATCAGATTCATGCACGTCCTCAGCAGTGTGCATGATATCGCCTTGGAAAACACCTTTCTTTGGTGTTACCTTTGGAAGATGTTGTAAAGCAGCTCGTAGCTTCGATACGAGGCCAGGGGCATGACCATGGTTACGCTCGATATCTTCTTCTGTATAGTTAATTTTTGGATTCTTATTGAAGGCAGACTTCGATGCTACGAAGAAACGACCAGTTTCAGGATGACGACCAAATACCACAGAAGGAGAACCATCATACTTCATGGTGATTCTTGTATCGTTCTTCTTACCTGTCAGCCTGTCATGCACATCTTTGAGATTGTGATAAGCATGAGAAAAGCCTTCGTGACCAGCATTGATCACGTGATCTTCGGCATGCTCAAGATGCTTCAGCTTAGTTTCGTCAAGCTCTTCTGCGAGGAAATTTCTAAAACTTGTCATCGTACTGTTTTTACCGATCCATCAGGATTTACAAAGAAGGCTTCGAACGTAATATCAGGAAACTCTTTCTTCAACGAAAGAAATGCCTGAAGATTGCTAGGAGCATCATCAAACAACCGAAGCTTTACATAGTTCTTAGTATTTATATATTTGCGGAAGATGATCTTCTTGGCTTCTGCCGAAGAGTCGATCTTCAGGTTACCAGCACGTTCGACATGGATATTATCGATAGGTAGACCGTGATCTCGAAACGTCTGAAGGAAGATATCCTTGTTATCGAAGTCAGCTCGTGCTGTACAGATAATCACTCGACTGTGAGGATTCTTCTTTGAGTTAGCGAAGATCGCTTTCGTTTTAGCAACCATTCGAGTGATAGGCTTCGATGACTTGCGGAATACCTCTGCGTTAGCAAACTCTCCGAAGTCGTAGGTTTCACCCTTCTTACGCTTGTAAGTGTTGAACTCCTGGTTGTCGAGCATTCGAACAACCTTACCATCTTTGACAACGGCAACTTTTGCATATGTATGGAACAGCGTCTCATCGATATCGAATATCGTAAGCGTACCTGAACCAATAAACTCTCTGAATCGTTTCTTTATCATAGTTTACTCTACTATAGTTTCGATAAAATGTACACTACTTTTTTAGCTTGAAACCAATTTTATTTCCACCCGGTTCTGCAGCATTTGAGTGGTATTCAAAAATAAAGTTGCTGTCTTTAAATCCCTTTAATTCGTACTTTAAACTAGCTTTTGTTAAATACACATATAACTGTTCAATGTTATTAGTACGAACAATATCAGTTAAGAAGTTGGTATTCTTACTATCTGCGTTAACTTCAACAATTAATGCATATGCCATTGGAGATAGAATGGTGCCGTTTTTTTTCTTTGACTCTCTCCAAATCTTTTCAAACGTAGCCAATTCAGCTGATCTACCTATTTTTTCATAAAATTGTTTTGTTAAAGTATCATGAGCCTCCTTTGGAGTATCAAATTGCTTCATCCATTTTTCTATATCATCAGCAGTATACGTAATTTTACCTATAAGATTGCCTACTGTTTTATATAGTGGTGAGTCCATTGCTTTTGCAGCCTGCACAATTCCTTCAGTGCCGGAATTATTTACTATAGCACCAATGAAATTGTGTACTTTTTTATCGTTTACGTCGCTGAATGTTTTTTTACCGATCATATTCCATACTGATGAGATAGATGGAGCTGCTCCACCGCCTGCTTTAGCCGATACACCGATCTTCAATTTGTTACTATATACTCCATAATAATCAACCAATGGTTCATTGCTTCTGGCCGGAAACTCAATTGAAACAATGTCTTTATCATAGTTGTTTAAGAACCACCATGCGCCTGCAATCTCACCAAAATCCTTGGCAATAATAGCAAGATCTTTATCAGAGATATCTTTAACGGCTTTAGCAAATATAGTACTTGTATTATTACTTTTACTAGCAACTAGTTTTAGAAACTCTTTGACATGAGGGGCAACCAACTTGCAATTGTCAATAGCGGTATTAATTGTTTTAATGTAATCTCTTTTAGAAACAATTTTACCTCCAAGGCCTAAGCCATCGGGTGTAAGAACTTTATTGCCAATTGTTTTTACATTGGTGGGATCGATTGTATTCCTAACTCCAGGTTTTTGCATCATGTCAAATTTAATACGGGATTTATATTTTTTGCCAGCTGATTCGTATTGTATAATAGGCTTAGCGTTATAGTTGACATCGGATATATATGTAATTTTTTGTCCGGCAGGAAGCGTGCCAATAACCTTTGTTTGGTTAATTACGTCATATATGTCAGCAGATTTATTAACAATAGTATCAACATCCCCGTTGCCTTGGAAATATTTTTCCCATGCTGCTTTGCCTTTAGTACTCATCTTAATCCTCTTTAATCTATTTATAGACAAAAGAAAACCGGCCCAAGTATTGCTACCGGGCCGGTTTGTTAAAGCTTATATTAAATTTAAGTTGTCTTTTTAGCGGCCCTGGCAGAAGCTCTCATGTAGGTATGTGTTATATCTCTTTTTTGATATTCATCATCCCATTTATCATCATTGTTCGGCATAGGTTTACTAGCTTGTTTGCCATATGATTTTGCATATTTTGCTGTGTCTTTTGCTTGATCTGCATTGCCACCGGCTTTTGCAACACCACTTACGCGCTTTGCAATTTTAGGATCTTTCTCACCGGTGCGGCCTGATCTAATACCACGTTTTTGTATATTTGCTACAGCTTTATGAAGATACTTAGACTTTAATTCTGGAGAAAGTTCCTGTAAATCTTGTACATCTTCAGCAAGAGCATCGATTACGGCTTCAACAATGTTGTCAAATTCTTCAGATTCGAATTCTACATTTTCGTTAATTTGATTTGCTGCCAAACCAGCATTTACCATTGATTTTTGTTGTTCTGAAATAAACTTTACGTAATTATCAATTGACATAATAGAATCCCTTTTATTGGTCGATCATTAAGCTACAAGTTTATTTATATAAAACCATTCCGGCACTGGACGTTTAGTCCATGCCATCTTAAATCGTTCTTGCTTTGTCTGATAGAACTTACGATAAGAGCCTACGATATCATTGTAGTCGATACACTCAGGATTAGCCTTCATCGCCAACGGCTGAGGAGTCTTGGCACCGACAGGAATGTTACGAGGCGGGTTCTTCAGAGCTTCACGAAGCAGCGTATCTGTGCTATGAACCTTGCCATAGCGATACGTATACTCGTCACAAAGAGCTACAAAATGGACATAATGCCAGTTGTAGTTGTTATTGCTCTCGGCCGTCCAAACTGTACATGGGTGGTGCATGTGCACTGCCTTGTAAAACGTATATTCGCGTTGGTCTAGCAAGATCCAATACTTTGACATGGTCTTGCCAGACTTTGATCGCTTACGAGTTTCCACACCGTCGAGCATACGATGTACAGTCGAGAGCATTTGAGCACTCTCGACGATCATCTTCACGACATGCTTGTCACACTGCAGCTGCGCAGCAACTACAGGATCACTGTCGAGAATGAAAAGATTCATATTCCAGCTTTCTTTACAAGATCTTTATATCCACGCCACGACGGATGGATATCATCAGGTTGAACATACGATGTAGCAATGATACGATCTCCGTAACTTACAGCGATGCTTTTTACTATGGCATTCACTTTAGGCTTGCAAAAGCCTTTGTTACAAGGAGGCATAATCCATACTACATTGCCTACCTTAACACGAGTTCTAATTTTTGTCAACTCTTTTTTCGTATCAACGCCGATATGATCGTTTGTTCCGAGGCTGATTACGATTGTCTTGGCTTCAAGCGGAGTCTTACCCCACTTCTTATTCCACTGCCATGTGTTATATCCGCCCTTCGAATATGATACACATTCTTTCGGAGCAAACATCTTCGTTCCAACGGCGATCGAGTCGCCCATAATCAGACATTCTAACATTAGACTTGTATCCCTGTTACTTGTTTCAGATATTGGGTTGCAACTTGCTGGCTGGTTTCAGTCGCACCGACGATGACGGTGTCAGAGATTACAACGTTATTATCAGGAGCTGACATCATCCATGGCATCATAGCAAAACCTTGAGGTCCCATACCAACTGTACGGGGCTTCAACAGTTCGGTGACACCACCTTCTTGCTTGACGCGAGCGATGAGCTCTTCGCCCGACATAAGCTTAATCGTATATACTTTATTCTGTTCCATTATCTTCTACCTTATGTACGTATTTAAATTTCTGTTCTTCTGGCCAAGCTTTGAGATAGTCATTGTCCTTATCAAATAGGCGGAGATATTCCGCATCATCGATAACACGAGTAGAAGTGATTGTCTCGTCAAGATGTAACTGACTAAACTCTTCAGCCTCTTTGAAAGTCACAATATCTTTGGCATCATCTGCGCTTTCACATTCAATGACATATCGCATGCGAAACATGTCAATCGTCTCTACAAGATACTTAGGCACCTTCTTTGAGTCCCATTTCTACAAGCTCGTCAGGAGTGGAGTACCACGCGAGAAGAAGCTCGAGCGCGTCGATGCGCTTTTGAATTTCGGCATCATCGGCAGCTTGATCACCCCAGACAAAAACCCAGTCGCCATTGCCGAGGTTGCCCTTTAGAGCTTCCCATGTATTACGCAGTTGACCGACCACGACGTGGTCTACAGTTTCCCAATCGAGTTCTATAGTATATCCAGAAGACATTTTACTTTTCCTTTTCAACAATAATTGAACAACACTTACCACCAAATCCAAATGAATTGACAAGAACCTTCTTGACATCAGTCTCGATATTCTCTGTCACTACATCCATATCAGTGTCTTGACAACCAGCGGTATGAGGAATCACACCATTCTGAATAGACAGTACACTGTAAATCGTTTCAAGTACACCTGCCGCAGCGAAAGTATGTCCAATTTTTCCTTTATTGGAATAGATCGGTGCATCAGTAAAATCACGAACCACGTCATATTCTACGATATCACCGCGTGGAGTACTCGTTCCATGTGAATTAACCGAGTCTACGCCTTCAAGATCCAACTGATCTAAACAATCCCATGCACCTGCACCGCTCGGTGCAGTCGGATCATGAGCATCTGAAGCATTAGCAACTCCAGTGATGCGAGCATAAACCTTCGAACCCATCGCTTCAGCTTTCTCTCGTGACTGTAGAATGATGCATCCTGCACCTTCGCCCATAATAAAGCCATCGCGATTTTTATCGAAAGGCATCGACTTCGTGCCGATCGCTTTAATTTGAGAGAAGAACAATAAATCAATATAGTTGACGCCTGCATCAGAACCGCCCACGATCACGTAGTCATACTCATCAAGCATTCGCATAGCATATTCGATGCTTACCAAACCAGTAGCGCAAGCAGAATACACCATGGTATTAATGCCAGTATATCCATACTTAATAGAGATTTGGCTACAAAGATAATCCATCGTGCAGCGAAGGCTTTGCTTAGGCTTTTGTTTTCTGCCTTCTGCGTCCGCCTTTGTTTTTGAAGATTTTCCACCAGTCAAAGTCGAGAAAATGACTCCGACATTTGAAGAATGTGGCAGATTTGCCATATGCAAAGCTTGCTCGACTGCGTGCATACCATAATGTACAGTGCGAGGCATCACTTCCTCGTCAATATCGATGGTTGGATAAAAAGCAGTTTTTACTTTTAGATCGTGGCCGGCATGGACGTGAGGTTCAATAGGTTTATGGAAGTCTCGATCATTAAGCATATTCTTCCAGCAATCGATGGGATTATCGCCTAAGGCGTCGATCATTCCAAAGCCGACGATACATGCTTCCTTCATTCTACAACTTTCTTATAACGATTGATGGTGCCATCGGCTTCTTCGACCATAATCTCATCCATACGAGGATTATGAGCTAGAATTCTTTGTTCATGATCTGCAATGATCTTACCAGCTTCACGAAGAGTACGCATCACTGCATTGGCAATGCCTTTGGTATTTCTTCCAGTGTCCATCGCAAGGCCAGCAGCATCAGCACAATCGAAATACAACTTATCTGGCAACGACCAAGATAAGTCGACTGAATTAGCAAAGTCGCCTACGCGACGAAGATACTCTTGGCCACCATCGACCGAGACAGCACCACACGTGCACGTCACAAAGTCATGACGATGCTTTGAGACGATAAGGTCTCCACATGACAAGCAATTTACTGCGTTCTGAATAATCATTCTGCTATCACCTTTTCGTGCACTTGTGTAATGTGCTTACACTTATTATAGAAATTAAAACCAGGACAGTCACACACCCAACCTCGATCAAGCATCGTGACGTGATACTGTTTGCCTTTACAGTTTATATATGGCCATGTCAGACCGACCAAATGATGGTCGTGAAAATTGATACCAGCCATTGCGAGCGGTGTACGAAAGGCGGAATAAGTTGGTGTATGGTCAATCATAGGTTCACCTTACTACAAAAAATTAATTTTGTAAACCCCCTAAAGCGAGAAGAATCAAAATAATAAAAAGAAAACCATAGAGGGCAAATCGAAAAAAAATCTTGGCGACCTTGAACCCGACCCAAAGGAAGAAGCCCAAGATCGCCAAGAACGGCAACGATGAGAGGAGGAACACGATGCTCAACCGCGTCTCTTACCAGTTGCCGGATCGGCCGCTTCAGACTTGGAAAGGACAACAAGTCCGCCTTTATTATAGGCTTGGCCGATGATATAATTGCCGCTGACGGCAAGCTTTTCTTTCTCGTAAGAGGAATTCTTTGCGTAGTGTACACCGATCTCGTTCTGAGATGGGTACTTTTTACGATGATCTGATACGTTGTAATCAGGCATCGGAGTGCCACGAAGTTTAGGCTTGTAGTTGCCTGCACGATACGCTTGATATTCTTCGAATGTCTTTGGCTTGATGCCATTGCGTTTGCAGAACTTACAGTCTTCGAGCCAAGCCAAACCAATTTTGGTATACTTGGACGTCGTCATTTTAGACTTACGCTTGCTATGATTGGTGGTAGTGTAAGCAGGACCAAGAAGATGCATTGTCATAATATAATTTCCTCCTGATTCTGGTATACACTACCACCAATTAATTGTACATGCTTACTTTACGTTGACGATACCTTTAAAGTCGTAAGGAACGATAATGGTAGAAACCTTACCTTCCTTGACAGCTTCGGCGATCGTCACGAGAGCAGTTGCTTCCATGTACTTGGTTGCACCAGCATTGGCGTTCAGAGCGGCAATACGCTCGGCTTCCAACTTAGCGGTACGAACTTCAACCAGCTTTTGCTTTTCAGCATTCTGAGCTTGAACAAGCGCATTAGCCGAGGCTACGATGTTCGCAGCAGGCTTTACCTGACGAACAAGAACCTGCGAGATGGAAATTGCGCCGTCGAGCTTCTCAGAAGCAAGCTGCGCTACAACTTCCTGACGAATCAGCTGTTCCATTTCAGCACGATTATCAGCCATCTTCAACGACTCGTACTTACGTGCAACCTTATAAGCGGCATTACGACCAAGCTGACGAATGTAGTTGTACATCAGAAGAGTATCACCTTCCTCAGTATCAGCATGGAAGCCACGGTTCTTCTCGATGTAGAGTTCGGCAACTGAACCAGGATTAATCGAGTAGATGACAGCCATATCAAAGTCGGCAACTGTCGAGTTATCCGAAGCGAGTGGAGTCAAGTCAGCTACGTCAACCTGAACGTCCTTCGTTGGGAACGTCAATACATCACCAAAGATGGTCTGATTAACAGAACCAGGCATCAGTTCAGTGGTTTCAATAGTCTTGTTAAATGTCCGACGAACACCAACTTCACCAGTTTCAATTCGAGTACAAGCCGAAACAGTGGCCATCAGACCAGCAAGAACGGCAATCTTAGCAATACGATTCATAATTCACTTTTCCTTTAAAACAAAATAACAATAGACGCAACAAATAACATTACTAGAACGGTGACTCCAAAAGAATAACCGGCCACGGCCAACATTTTTATCTTTTCTTTTCCGGTCAGCCGACGGAAAATATCAATGCTTGTAAAAAAGATGACAAACAATGACAAGAAAGCAATAATCATTTTACTCATTTAATTAGGTCCACTTCCATTTCCCCATGCTTTCACAGAACCAGTATATCCTGCATAATCCCAACGTTGTTGGATTCTTTCTTCTACCTCATCAAAGTGAAGAGGTGTGAAGTCGGTTTGCTCTACGCATACGCAGAGATATTGAGGATCTGGTTCAGTAACGAGACCAGTCATATAGCCATGAACCATGTTGGTTCTTGTTCTCATCACCTGATTAGCATGTAGATGACCGTGTACGTTGACACGGAATCTCTCAGACACGCAGTCAGGATGTAGAGGAATATGGCTCAGAATGAACTTATCCACAAATACACGAACACCGTGGATCTGTTGGAAACCAACTTCACGATACTCTTCGTCCTTGAAGATGTCGTGGTTACCGCGGATGAGGATCTTACGACCGTTCATACGCTTTACCAGTTCGAGATACTTCTTATTGATTACCACGTCGCCAAGAAAGTAGACAGTGTCCTGCTCTTTCACTTTGGCATTGTGACGCTCAATCATGGTCTCGTTCATCTCTTCAGTTGAGGTGAACGGACGCAGAGGACTACCGTCTTCGCGCTTGAACTTTTCCCATGAATTCGTATGACCAAGATGATGGTCAGAGATTACGAACCTGTTTACAAATCGAGTCACATTTCCACCATACGTTCATATGCAGCACGATCAGCTTGCTCATCGAGCCAAGCTTCGTAACCGTCCCAGAATTCTTGTTCTTCAGCAGACATCATCATATCCTCATTGATTATAGTATCACTTTACCAAGAATTGTATTAATTGTACATGTTTATTTTTAGTTGTAATTATCAATCACAGGAGATAGGCGAGACATAAGTCTAACGAATTTTAGACGAGGTTTTTTGTTAAGGACGATATCGTCGACGGTCGCGGCGACGAAGTAGTTTTTGTAAAGAGCGATTGAATATTCGAGTGTCGGGTTTTGATTGATAAAATCGACGAGAAGTTGAATGGTAGGGAATTTAGGAGAAGAGGTGTCGAGGTTATTATTAAGACGATCGAAATATTGAATGGAGTACATGTGTTTTTTCCTTCTTGATTATAGGTCCACCTTACCAATGTTTTGATAAAATGTACATGTTTATTTCGAAAAAAGGACAAAAAAATGGGCGACCCGAAAGCCGCCCATCATGCGTGTAGCAGGAGGAACCCCACCTGTGACCCTGCCTATTCCAGTCGTCAATTAAGACACTTGCCTCTTACACAGTTAAAACTGTATATCCACGCACCACATAGTGTACATCTATTTATACAAGTTCTACAGTCAATTCTAAAGTTTTTTCGCGATCAGCTAAAAAAAATGCTGGCGTATGACCGTCAAACCCACCACCAAAGTTGAGATGCCTAACCATCTCTTTCGCCTTCCGCATGCCTAAACCTTTCAGTACGATCTGATCTGTCTTGGTTTCGAGGATATCACCACCACGTTCTACATATCCAGCGCCGATATCAATCAACTGGTTTTCATTTGTAATCTTGTAGTTAACCATTAATCTTCTCCCATACAATACCAAAACAAAACTCTTGCATCTTACGATGAAACCAATTCGGAACTCGATGATCTTCTACCATCCAGTATGTGCCTGGATGGAGTTGACATCTCCACTTGTAGACAGGTGGTTTGATGACCGACCACTGTGGTTCAGGTTTGACTGACATCTTTTCAAAGTCCATTACTTAAATCCTGCAAATTTAATTTTCTCGAATTTACTGACTGGTTTCGATTCATTCTCGAGTCGATAACCAGAGGCGGAGTTGTCGAAGACTGGTCGATCTTCGTCTTGCACAAGATCCTCTTGAGCAGATGCTTCTACATTATACAGACGCATCTTTGAATAGTCAACACCAATCACGAATCGCTTATGCACTGAAGGATCGCCGTAACGATTCTTCAACTGCTTTACCATGATCTGATTGAGTTGACGTAGCTCTTCGCTCGTAATCAAGGCAAACATAAAGTCGGCCGTTGCTGGCAGACCGAACGATTCAGAAGTATCTTCGAGACCAACATCAGAGTTGCTGAAACCAGAACGATTAGTCTGAGTAGCAGAAACGATTGGCACGTTGAACTCGACGGCGAGGCCGCGTAGTTCTTCGGCTATCGCCTTGATGTAGGTGTACGAGTTCACGTTCGATCCCGGCTTGATCCTCGACGACGCACAGATGTTCAGGTAATCGATGTAGATAATGTCGGGGATAAAGTTCTTCTTGATCTTCAATTCGTTCAAGAGATGTCGAAAGTTTGCGGATCCTGCGCATGCTGTTGGATACTCCTTCACAATGAGCTTGCCTTTTGCTCGTTCCTTGACTTTACCTACCAACTTGTAGTAGATGGCTTGAGGTAGATCCTTCAGATCGTCGAGTGTCACACCAAGGAGATTGGCATCGATACGCTCGGCGATTCTTTCTTCAGCCATTTCCAAAGTGATATACAAGACATTCTGACCTGACATCAGGTTTTGAGCGGCGTTATGACACATGAACAATGACTTACCGACACCAGTACCAGCAAGAGCAATGTTCAGTGTCTTACGAGGTAGACCGCCTTGAGTAATCTTGTTAAAGAAGTCAAGGTCGAAACCAATGCGGACTTCCTTACGATGATAGAACTCATAACGTTCTGCTGCATCATTCAAGAAGTCGTGGCCGATATGGCTATCGAAAGAAACACCGAGTGCGTCAGTCAAGATCTGTGGAATCGATCCAACCGAGATGCTATCTTTCTTGCTATCATCTACGATCTGAATCGATTGCATCAGAGCATTATACAATGCCTTATCTTTACAAAACTTCTCGGTATTATCTACGAGCCATGCCACATCACGATCTTCGGACTTATCAAGTCCAGAAACAACTTCTTTGGCAAGTTTGAACTGATCGTCAGACAGCCCGCCGACATCGTTGAGATCAATCTCGACAGCAGATTTTGTAGGAAAGTTGTTATACTTTCCCACATATTCATGAATGATAGAGAAGATCTTACGATCTACGGTGTCTGTAAAATATTCTTCTTTGAGGAATGGAATGACCTTACGACCGTACTCCTCGTTTTCGATAAGGTTTCCAAATATGATGTGTTCAATTCTCATTCATCCTCCATCTCATAGACATCTGCCACTTCGTCTTCACTTTGCATAATGGCACCGTTGGCTGCAGCGTACTTCTTTTCAACGAAATCATTGAACTTAGGACACTGTAGAATAGGATGCCAGAAGCTGAAGTTATAGGTATCATTCAAGCGATACGACTTATCCAAGATTTCTCCAGTAATCATATCAACCTTTTGGAACCAACCAACCTTTGGCTTGATCACGTGACCAGACTCGAGCGCCATGTCAAGTAGACCAGACCACTTGCTGATGCCTTCGTCCCATGATACTTCGATTGGAATCTTGCTCTTTTCTTTTACAAAGCGAGACTTCTCAACGTTGATAATGAAGTTGTAGCCAGTGACTTCCTTGCCATCTTTCTCTTGTTGGCGACCAAGAATGAAGATGTTGTCAGCCGAGTAATAGATGCCAGTACCACCAGATACGACGGCCTTCGAGTACATCTCTTGAGTCTGATAAGTGTGGTTGACCACGATCAGAGGAATATCCTTCAGGTTAAGATGGGGCGTAACCATGCGGAAGAGCGACTTCAACTGTTTTGCACGAGTCATATCGGCGGCTGAGTTCTGCTTCAGTGCATCTTCGACTTCTTTCTTCGAAGCGAGATTGCCGACCGAGTCGATCACGACGATGACACGATCGCCACGCTTGATCTCTTCGAACTGATGCATAATATCAAACTTCAACTGTTCGACATCTGTGATGGGAGTATGGAGAACTCGAGATGTGTCGATGCCGAACGAGTCGAAGTAAGATTGCGGAGTACCAAATTCTGAGTCATAGAAAAGCATGACTGCATCTGGATACGTGTCCATGTATGCCTTCGCCATAAGAAGACTAAAAGAAGTTTTGAAGTGCTTCGATGGACCTGCCCAAATGGTCAGACCAGGAACGAAGCCACCATTAATTTTACCACTCAATGCAATGTTGATTGCAGGCACTGTCGTGCGGATCATGTCCTTGGCATTGAAGAACTTGGAATCAGACAGAATATCTGAATCCTTGATTGTGGTATTCTTACGCAATTTATTTAATAGGTCTGACATAACTTCTCCTTGTCTGATTGTCCCAGTATATACGATATATCTTTATTTGTACACCATTAAGATGCAAGAATCTTATTTAATTTAGTAATGAAGAGATCGATCTTCTCGGCACGATTAGGCCAGTTGATGATCGGGTTTTTGTCTGCATCTTTATTTAAATTTGCAAGTAGAGGCATAATTGCATCGTACATTGCACGTGCCTTATCGTTGCCTTCTTGTTTGATTTCTTCTTCAGATGAAGTCGTGAAACCAAAATCAAAGTCTAAGTCTATATCTAGTTTAGCCATTAATAACTCCTATTGTCCAGTTTTCAGCGCAATCTTCTGCGTATCGTAATGTTTTTTCTTTTAAAACTCGCGTTTCAATATGCTCATCATTTTCAAAAAACTTGACATAGTAATAATCATCATAGCTTTGCTTATGCAATTCAGCTCGACGGTTTGCATATTTTCCATTACCATTGTATTCTGTTACCATCATGAGAACCAATCCTCCAGTGTTGCGCGTTTTTCTGCTTGCCATCCCATGGTGTTAGTGATAGACTCGATAGGGCTGAGATAGCCTTTCTCGAACTGCACCGCATAGTCGATGTAAGCTTCCATCTTCAATTCTTTTGGTAGACCATTCGGACACGAGATGACATAGTCTTGTGTCGGATTTGGGTTTTTCAAGTATGCAAACTTAATCTTCTCACCGCTGGTAATGGATTGATATTTATTCGTGAGTTTCTTCTTCTTCAACATTTCGTTGTAGACCACAGAACCACGGACGTGGATAGGTGTCTGGCTTTGGAACCTGCCACCTACCCAATATTTCTCAATGTCCTTGACACCACGAGTGAAGGCTACGTCGTCAAATCCAAGAGAGGAAAACTCTGACTTGAAGTTAGCCACATACTTCTGAAGATCCGATTCAGAACCACCCATGATAATCTCGAGAGACTTCTTAATGGCATCACGACATGCAGTCGGAGTCGATGATCGAACTGCTTCGATGCCTGTCATCTTCAACTTCGGCTTCTCATACTCAACGCCTTCAGAGTTCCATACATTGAGGATGTACATCTTCTTGGCTTTCCAGATGCCCTTGTCGGCGATGTTCTCTCGCTTCATCTGCATCTTCTGATCGTATGCATGCATATATTGAGCAAGCTCTTGATAAGAACGATCGATGAATGGTTCGATTCGTTCCTTACAGATCTTGTCGATATACTGAATCACCTTCTTGGTTTCAGGCACGTCATCGCCGAATACATTCTTCACGAGGTATTCGAGCGTGACATACACCGAGTCGGTATCAGAAGCCAATACATAGTCAAAGTTTTCTGTCTTCAACAGTTTGTTGAGATAGTCGTTGAGTTTGTTCTCGATCCAACGAATGCTAAGCTGACCAGATGTGGTGATGGCTTCGGCATTGTTTACGTCAAACCAACGAAACCACTTGTTACCGAGAGCACCATAAGCCGAGTTCAACTGAATCTTCTTGGCCATCTGCATGTTATCGAGTCGTGCGATTTCCTTGACAAGACGAGGATCTTTCGTCTTCTCATATTCCTTCTTACACTCGATCATCTGCTTCTTGTATTTCGTACGATCGTCATACATACGATCCATAATCGATGGCAAGAAACCACGTTTTTCTTTCGTATAGATACAAAGGTTGGCGGCGATAGTACAGTTCGTTTTATCAAGATAGTCACCGAACTGACTAGCGCCACCAACAAGTAGGTCGTCGATTGACACCTTATCTTTTAAGCGAGTAACAAGAGTCTCGGGGGAGATGTTGTACTGCATGATAAGGTGGGGATAAAGGGAGTTCAAATCGAACGACACAACCCATTTACTCATGCCGACCTTTGGATCTTTGACATATCCACCTACGAAGGCTCGGTCGGGTTTATTCTTATCGTTGAGAGGCACTACGATGTTTCGATCGAGTAGGTAGTTGTGAGTGATCACATCCCACTGTTTCACGGTTGTCATAGTATCTTCATAGTTAACCTTGGCGTCATAAGCCAAAGCATAGACCAACTCGATGAGCTTCAGCTTATCTTCGAGCCTCTCAACGATTTCAACGTCACGAACGTTATATTCGATGTAACGTTGGAAGTTCCTGAGACGAAGATCGTCGAGGTCGGTGTAACCTTCATCACGATAGTCAATCTTACCTTCGTTCAGTTCAACTTGAGCGATGTAGTCAAGTCGGTAAGATTCCTGCTCTGTGTACGTAAACTTCCGATAAAGCTGGATGTAATCAAGGACTGCGACACCGATAGGGGCATAGCAAATGCAGTCTCGTCCACGGCTGTTAACTTTGTATTCACGGAGCATTTTCCAGGGAGAGAGACGTTCAGCGTGATCATCTCCAAGAACTTTTCGAATCCTGTTGACAAGGTACGGAATGTCGAAGAACTCGATGTTCCAGCCCGTGACAACGTCAGGCGAGTAGAGTGACCCGTTCCAGACTTCGAGAAAGGCGAGTAGGAGTGCAGATTCGTCTGCGCATTTATAATATTGTACATTGTCTTGATGTTCCTTATATTCACCGCATCCAAACGTAGTCTTCCTACCATTGCGGCCGATGGTAATAGCTGTGATTTCGTTATCAGCTTTTTCGATGTCAGGAAAACCACCTTCGATGCTGGTCTCGATATCGATCGAACAAACTGAAACGAGGGCAGGATCATACTTGATCTCACCCTTATACTTGTCATAAATGTACATGTAAGGCCAATCGGAAAGGCCATAGATGTTCATGCCTGCTACGTTTTCGTAACTCTGCAGAAACTCTCGCGTCTCAGACATGGAGTCGAATTGCATCTTGCCGACATATTCACCCTTCAGGTTCTTATGTTCGGTTTGTGCACTTGCTTGAACGAATAAATAAGGTTTGTATTTCACAGAAAATTTGACGGGCTTGCCGTCAGATATTCCACGTACTAAAATTTGATTTCTGTGTCGAGTAACATTGGTATAAAAATTCATGAGATCTCCAGTGTCTGGCCGCATTATTAGTTATACCCCAAAACCCGAATAAAGTACATAGTAAAAGGCGATAAAAATGAAACTAACTGAACATTTTTCTTTGGCAGAAATGATTGTTTCTCCTACTGCAAAAAGACTTGGACTTAGCAATACTCCAACCCCAGAACATATCGAGAATATGCGCTACTGCTGCGAAAAGATTCTCGAACCAGTTCGTGCTAAGTTTGGACCAGTCACAGTCAACTCTTCGTATCGGGCTCCGCTTGTCAATAAGGCAGTCGGTGGTTCGAAGACATCTCAACACGTCAACGGTCAGGCAATTGACTTTGAAGTAAAGGGTGTCGATAACAAAACCGTTGCTGATTGGATTGGAGACAATCTCGAATTTGACCAAGTGATTCTTGAGTTCTATACAAAGGGCGATAAGAATTCAGGATGGGTTCACGCTTCGATTAAGAAGGGTGGAGGCAACCGCAAAGTGCGTATGATCGCTACGAAGTCGAAGGCAGGCGGAACCGTCTATACAACGGTCGCTGACTTTGATCCATCGACGACAAGGGCTGCTGGGGCTCCTTCAATTGCCACAGCGCCAAAGCAAGCTGCTCCTCAGTCGTCTCCGGCTGCTCCTTCAAAGGTATCTGGTCTTGGTCCATTAGCTGTAACCGCTGATGGTAAATGGGGACCTGGCACATATAAGGCAGCAAGAGATTACTTCAAGCTGACAAACAATCAAGCAGCGCACTTCTTCGGTCAGTGTGCGCACGAGTCAGGCGGGTTTAAGGTGTTCTCTGAGAACCTGAACTACTCTGATAAAGGGCTCAACGGAATCTTCAAGAAGTATTTTCCTACGATCGCTTCGACCGCAGGTTATGCTCGTAAGCCAGAAAAGATTGCTAACAAAGTGTATGCTAATCGGATGGGGAACGGATCAGAAGCCTCTGGAGATGGTTGGAAGTGGCGTGGTCGAGGCCCGATCCAACTGACCGGGAAAGACAACTATACAGCTTTTGCCGCTGACGTAAAACGTCCTGACGTCTTGACGAATCCTGATCTTGTGGTTGGTGAGTTGGCTTTTGAGTCTGCATTATGGTTCTTCCGTAAGAATGGATTGCTTGCGATTGCAGACAGAGGTGTTACCGATGCAGTGATCACTCAAATCTCGAAGAGAGTGAATGGCGGTACACACGGTCTTGACGATCGTTTAAAGAAAACAAAACAATACGCCAATTGGGGATAAATTGAAGGGGACCTTTCGGTCCCCTTCTTTTTACTTAGTCTTACCTTCTGCCAAGAATTCGGCAGCTTGCGACGGATACTCGGTATCTTCGTCTTCAATTTTAACCTTCTTCGGTTTCTTTTCTTCTGGAATAAATGCTTCCAACCAAATTTTCAGCATACCATTAGCCAGAGAAGAACTCTTTACCTCTACATTATCTGCGAGAGTGAATTCACGTTTGAATCCTCGCTCAGCAATTCCTTTGTAAAGATATTCAGTAGACTCAGCTGAGTCGCATTTTCCTAGAATACTCAACTTGCCTTCTTGTAATTCGATATCAATATCAGCTTTACCGAAACCAGCAACTGCCAGTTCGATTACATATCGATTCTCATCGACTTTCTTGATATTGTATGGGGGATATTTGATTGGCATCATCTGTGCCGATTGATCAGCAATATCTGCCAATCTCTTCATGACGCGATCAGCGCCAACAAAATAACGATCCATGTTTGGAATACTTGTTGTATCAAATTTCATATTTTGCTCCTATTAAGCGAGATTAAAGTTTGTCACCCATTAGGCGTGACAGGTTTATTTATAAGATAGAGTTGAACTCCAGCTTCTAAAAACATTTGTTTTGTGACATGCCAGTGAAAATGTTCGACGTCTTCAACTGGCTCGTACGATACTACCTTCGTAATTCCCTTCTGAATGATGCTCTTGGCACATTCGCTGCACGGTAGAAGAGGACTATAAAGCGTGCAGCCTTCGACAGACAGCGGCGCATTGTCGAGCGCGTTCCGTTCGGCATGAGCTACGAACAGATGCTTCGTAGGCCTATCGTTGTATCTCTCTGCAAGATCTTTTACACCACGAGGAAAGCCATTGAAACCAAGAGAGACGATACGATTGTGCTTATCTACAATGACACAGCCCACTTGTGTCCGAGGATCTTTTGACCACGTCGCAACATGATCGGCGAGATCAAGGAATCGTGCTGCCCACTTACTCATTTCTTTGCTTTCAAAATACGTTCACGCAAACCAGATGAACTATAGTTGTGCCTACGTGCGCAGTAGTGGATAGGAATATCAAGATCTGATCCAGTAAATTCTGTCCGATCAATGTAATCCATACCAAGGAAACGAACGTCCCAGTCATAACCAGCAAGGAGGTTGTAGAGATCTGCCTCAGTGTCGTATGGAACGATCTGATCGACATACTTACATGCCTCCAACTGAATATAACGTTCAGACAAAGCTTGAACAGGCTTGTTCTTCTCAAGACGGTCGACTGACGGATCCGATTGCAGAGCCACAATCAGACGATCACAGTGGTCCTTAGCCTCCATCAGCATAAGGATGTGGCCTGCATGGAACAGATCAAAACAACTGGCTACAATGCCTACACGTTCTTCAGCCATTATACAAACGCCTTAATAATTAAAACAAATACTACAATAATGAGAATTTGAGTTAAACAACCTTTTTTTGTTAACCCTTCCCACATTTCACGTTGACGAGGATGATTAGTCATACTCGATACCTTCATCCTGTTTACGACCCATATAGTGATCGTCGCTTACGCAATGAAACTGTGCCTGCAGACTGGTATTGACGATAGTCTTTGTCACTTGTCCAGCAAACTCTACGCACTGCTCTTTACTCGCAGTCTCATAGACATCTTTTGCAAAGTATTCACCGTCAGCGGTGAACAAATATACGATTAACCAAAAACTCATATCAATTTCCTTTATATTGAACCCACTTTGCATACAGACCAACTTCGCGGCCATATGCTTCGATCTCCCACGGAGCATCGAAGTATGCATCTTCTTTGCCCTTTGG